CACTCTGAGGTAGCCGTCAAATGGGGTCTTGATGAAGCACACACCTTAAAAGGTTTGGTGAAGAACGTGCCGTCTCCAATCATGGGGCAGTACCAATGGACAGGCATGTACAAGCCGTTCGACCATCAGAAAACAACTGCCGCTTTTTTGACCATGAATCCTAGAGCCTTTTGCTTGAACGAGCAAGGCACAGGCAAGACCGGTAGCGTGATATGGGCGGCTGACTATCTCATGAAGATTAAGAAGGTAAGACGTGCGCTCATCATCTGCCCGTTATCCATCATGGATTCTGCGTGGCGAACAGACTTGTTCAAGATTGCCATGCACCGCACAGTAGACATCGCCTACGGCAACAAAGAAAAACGCAAGCAGATCATCAACGGCATATCCGAATTCGTCATCATTAACTACGACGGCGTGGAGATTGTGGCTGAAGATATTGCCAATGGTGGGTTTGACCTGATCGTCATTGACGAGGCCAACGCATACAAGAACGCCCAAACAACTCGGTGGAAAACCCTCAAGAAACTTTTGAAACCAGAGACTTGGCTTTGGATGCTGACTGGGACACCCGCCGCACAGTCACCGGTTGATGCGTACGGCTTGGCTAAACTGGTCAACCCCAAGGGCGTGCCTCCGTTCTTTGGATCATTCAAAGACATGGTGATGTACAAAGTGTCTAAGTTCCGGTGGGTGCAACGGCCTGACGCTGAACAGACTGTATTTAGGGTGTTACAACCAGCGATCCGGTTTACCAAGGAGGAGTGCTTAGACCTACCCGAGATGACCTATGTGACGCGAGAAGTCGAGTTGACCCCCCAACAACGCAAGTACTACGACCTACTCAAGAAACGTCTTGTGGTGCAAGCATCAGGGGAGCAGATTACGGCGGTCAACGCTGCGGTTGGATTGAGCAAGCTCCTACAAATATCTTGTGGTGCGGTGTATTCCGATAGCGGTGAAACCCTGACGTTCGATATCAAAAATAGGTACAAAGTTCTAAGGGAAGTCATAGACGAAACTAAGCAAAAAATCCTGATCTTTGTGCCTTTCAAGAATACAATCAAAATCCTTTCAGACATGCTACAAGCGGAGGGTTTCAGCACAGACATCATCAATGGAGAGGTTACCGCCTCGAAGCGTGCCGATATATTCAGAGCGTTTCAGAACGAACCCGACCCAAGGATACTGATCATTCAACCACAAGCGGCGGCTCACGGCGTGACTTTAACGGCGGCTGACACGGTTATTTGGTGGGGGCCGACCCCAAGCCTAGAGACTTACGCACAAGCGAATGCAAGGGCACATAGACAAGGGCAACGCCATCCTGTCACCGTGGTGCGTCTACAGGGATCAAAAGCGGAGAAACATCTGTACTCACTGTTAGACACAAGAATGAACGATCACACAAAATTAGTTGAACTTTACAAGAATCTACTTGACTAATGTAAAATTAGCCATATAATAGTAGACCTAGACAACTTAAAACAGGAGAATTTTATGACGGAAGATATTTCCATAGATAAACTGACCCGCGTATATCTCAAAATGCGGGATAAGAAAGCCGAAGTTTCAAAGCAATTCGAGGCCGAACTCGACCGGATTGATGAGGGCATGCGCAAAGTAAAAACTGCCTTGCTTGATCACATGAAGGAGATCGGCGCGGAGAGCTTGAGAACCGAATCCGGTTTGGTATATAGGACTGTTCGCACCTTGTATACGACATCGGATTGGGAATCCATGAACAAGTTTATCCTTGAACATGGCGTGCCGGACTTGTTGGAGAAGCGTCTGCATCAAACCAACACCAAGGCTTTTCTAGAAGAGCACCCTGATCTTATACCCCCAGGACTCAATGCGAACAGTGAGTATTCAGTAACTATAAAGAGGAGTAAATAATGGACGAACCATTCGTGCCGATTGAAGACATAGCAACGTATTTTGCCGTGTCTGTGTCGACTGTACGTGCATGGATACGTCAAGACTTAATCCCCGCTTTGAAAATCGGTGGCGTATATCGCTTTAAGATTGCCGAAGTAGAGAAGGCCTTGCGTGACTTGAACGGCGGCGACTTGCCCAAAGAAGAAAAAGATGGAAGCATAACTGTTAAGGTTGATCCCCACCAGTTAGCTTTAAATTTTGGCCCTGACGAAGATATTTAACCTAGGAGAAAAACAATGAGTGAAATGACATTATTTAAAGGTGGTTTGCCCGCTTACTTGAGAGCCGCACAAGATGACGCAACCGATGCGTTAGCAGGAGGAGAATTAGGTGCACGTCGTATTTCCATCAAAGGCGGTGTGTTCCGTGAATTTATTGGCGGTAAAGAGTACCGCGTGTCTGAAGATCGTGCCATGAATGTGGTGATCATCAAAGCCGCACCAAAGACATCACGTAAGTATTATGAGGGTACATACGTTGAGGGTGAAGTTAAAGGGCCAACATGTTGGTCACAAGATGGCACACGTCCTGACGACAAAGTCAAGGACAAGCAAGCCGCTACTTGTATCACATGCCCCAAGAACATCAAGGGATCAGGTCAAGGCGAGAGCCGCGCATGCCGTTATGAGCAACGTGTTGCTGTATTGCTTGAGGGCGAGATTGACAAGCGTGAAGTTTATCAGTTGGTATTGCCCCCCACATCGGTGTTCGGGGACGGTGAAAAAAATAAGCTCCCACTGCAAGCCTATGCACGTCATTTGAAAAGCAATGACACACCTATCATTGGCGTGGTGACTGAGATGCGCTTTGATACTGCAAGTCCTACGCCCAAGCTGACATTCAAGCCTGTGCGCCCTGTGACTGAGGAAGAGTTCCATGTTGTCATGGAGATGAAAGACTCTAAAGAAGCTATTGATGCGATCACAATGACAGTTGCACAAACTGACGGCGTGAAGGAAAAACCTGTGGCTACACCTGCCCCCGCACCCGCACCCGCACCTAAACCTGCAAAAGCGGTTAACGTATTAGAGGCTGAACCTGTAGACGAACCCAAGAAAGCCGCGCCTAAAAAAGCGGCAGTTGCTGAACAACCTGATTTAGCTGATTTGGTTGGCGAGTGGGATGACGTCTAAGTAAGTTCGGGGGTAGCAGAAGCGGTCGCAAAGCATGGGTCGGGGGGTCATAGTCCTCGTTATCCTTTGACTAACATATCTATGATTGCGTTTCCTTTGGTTTCAAGACCACGCTACCCCCACCTCTAAGGTGCACATGAAAGAGTTTCTACAACAAGTCCTTGGACATGAAGGATACTATTGTATTGTTGGGCTGAAGAAAGACTCAGACAGACCAGTACAAAAGTTTTTCCAAAAGTTAGATGACGCAGTTGCAGTAGCGGGGAATTTAAAAGATGATGGCTACGATGCGTACTACGCACTAGCCACATTCGAGAATGGTAAGTCGAGACGGACAAACAATGTTAAACAACTTAGGTCGTTGTTCATTGATCTTGATTGCGGTGCTGGCAAACCATACACGACACAACAAGAAGCCCTTGTTGCGCTAAGAGAATTCTGCAAAACAGTAAGACTGCCCAAGCCCACAGTCGTTAATTCGGGTGGGGGTATACACGCATATTGGTCTTTGACAGAACCTGTTTCACGTGAAACATGGATGCCCTTGGCTGAGAAACTAAAGTTTCTTTGTGATGAGCATGATCTTTATGCCGATCCAGTTGTGACGGCGGATTCAGTCCGTATCTTACGCGTGCCGGACACGCTTAACTTTAAACAGGATGTTGCTAGACCGGTTGCGCTAATCGGTAATTTAGCAGCACCCATTGAGCTAAACACAGCTAAACAAATTATAGGAGAAGTAATCGCTCCTAAGAGCTACATTCCGCGTGGCGAGATGGATGACGTTACCAAGGCACTCTTGGGTAACTACACAAATAGATTTAAAACAATCCTGAAGAAAACAATCGAGGGCATGGGTTGTCAGCAACTTGCCTTCATCATTAAGAACCAGTCCACAATGTCAGAGCCCATGTGGAGGGCGGGGCTATCTATTGCTAAGTTCTGCATAGATGCCGATAGAGCTATTGAAAAGATTTCCAGTGGTCACCCCGAGTACAGTCCTGAGATGGCTGATCGTAAAGTCAGGGGTATCAAGGGTGGCCCTTACACTTGCACAAAGTTTGAAGAATATAACCCACAAGGTTGCGATGGTTGCCCTAACAAAGGGTCAATCAAATCCCCCATCGTGCTCGGCCGTGAGATACAAGAAGCTACCGATGCCGATAATATTGTTGAAGATGTACCAGCAGATGTTGATCAAGGCCACACACAGACATATATTATCCCGAAGTATCCTGAACCATATTTCCGGGGTAAGAACGGGGGCATCTACAAACGAGTTATTAAGCAGGAAGAAGAATTTGAGGTCATGGTGTATCACAATGATATCTATGCGACTCGAAGATTGCTCGACTCTGACGTTGGCGAAGCAGTAGTTATTAGACTACATTTGCCAAAGGACGGGGTACGCGAGTTCACGATTCCTCTGTCAGCCGTGACATCTAAAGAGGAGATTAGAAAACACATGGCAAGTCACGGCGTTGCCATATTGAAAATGGATGAAATTATGTCATACGTTACACAATGGGTGAATCACATGCAGTACAACTCACGTGCTGAAACCGCGCACAGACAGTTCGGGTGGACGGATAAAGAACATGATGCGTTTATTCTTGGGGACAAAGAGATTCGTGCAGACCGCGTGGATCACAACCCCCCTTCAAGTTCTACGGCACAGTTGTTCTCGGCGTTCAAAACCGCAGGGACAATGGAGGCGTGGAAAGAAGCTATGGCGTTCTATAACCGTCCGGGTATGGAGATGTTTCAGTTTGCGATTGGGCTTAGTTTCGGCTCTCCGATGACTGACTTTACATCTATCAAGGGCGCGTTCATGCACATACATAGTCCCGACTCAGGTGTTGGTAAAACGACTGCCATGTATGCCGGTGCAGGTATTTGGGGCGACCCCGAGGCGCTTATCATGAAAGAAGTTGACACGATAGCATCTAAGATGAACCGCGCTGAGAAGTACAAGAACGTGCCGTCATGGTTTGATGAGTTGACCAACGCAAGTGGCAAAGACTTGAGTGACTTCTTCTATCAGTTTACCGGTGGTACACAAAGAAACAGGCTGTCGCAAGACGCTAACAAAGAGCGTGTACGTGGCACACCTTGGGCACAGGTGGGTGTCAGCACAGGAAACACAAGCGTGATCGAGCGCATGGGGTCTTATAAAGCCGTGCCAAAAGCTGAGGCTCTGCGTGTATTTGAAGTCCGTGCTTATCCCATGTCGGGTTTAAATAAAATTGATACTGACGTATTGAGTGAGCAGTTACTTAATAACTACGGACACGCGGCCCTCCCATACCTTCAGCACATCATGACCGACATGCCCCGCACCAAGGAGATATATAAGCAGACTCAACAAAAGTTAGACAGAGCTCTCGGCCTTGGCCCCGCAGATAGATTTCATTCTGTAACTGCCGCTAACGGTATTGTGGGCTTGATGATGGCTAAAGAAGCAGGGTTACTTGACTGGGCGATTGCACCAATCGTTAAGTGGTTGCTAGGTGCTATGGGAACCGCAAGGGAGCAAGCAGCATCAATGACTGTTAACTCCGAAACAACATTATCCAATTACTTGGCTGAGAACTACAACAACGTGTTGCGCATCAAGAGCACGGACGACTCACGTGGGTCTTCAAGTGGCGTGGATCATTTGGTTATTCCTGACGCTACGCCGAGAATGACGTTTGTTGCTCGATATGAGTATGACGTCAAGATGATGTATCTATATACTAAACCACTAAAGGAGTGGTGCGCTAGACAGCAGATCAACTACCAAGGCTTGCTTGACTCTTTGAAGAACGGTAGGGCTAAAGCTAGGATCGTTAAGAAGCGTATGTCCAAAGGCACGAACATGACCTTACCGGCAACGGATGTTATTCAACTAGATACACAGGAGTTTTTAGATGATGATCTTGGAAAGGGAGATATGTCCTGATGGAGTGCCGTTCAACATAAACTGGGATAACTTTGTTGTAGGCACATCACTGTTTATACCCGCAATCAACTTATCAACTTTAGACAAACAAATGCAAACAGTTGCAAAAAATAATAAGTTAAGGATTGAGGGGTTTGAACGCATCGAGGCCGGAAAATTAGGCATGCGCTTTTGGAGACTTCTGTGATAAGATTGCGTCGCAACCTCCTGTTGCAGTTGTCTTTCTCGTAAACTTTACCCCCGACTAACCATCGGGGGTTTTTTTCAGTCGTTCATTTCTGCCTCGTCTTCCAATACTTCTTTACGTCTCTTGTCACTGATCATGACACCGTGAATCATTTTCTTGGTTGACTTTTCCTGAGCCGCTTGAGATGCGGTCAATATCTGATTGATGGTGCCACCATTGATACCAAGCTCGGGATGTTTTGCACCGATCTGCAATAACGCTTCTCTAGCATCTGCTTTTTCCTCGCTATCGCCTACGCGTGAGGCTGTATAGTATTTGCGTTTTAGCTGAGTTACTTTGGTGTTAATAAATTTATCAATACCTTTTTCACGTGAATTGATTTCCAACTGACGTGAGTAATCGGCAGGGGCAAATCCAAACGCTTGTGCCATCGAATTCCAAGCACTGACTTCTCCTGTGATGGGGTCACCACGCAGAGTATTAGCACCCTCAAAATAATAACGTAAGCCCTTCAATGGGTTAGCGGCAAATGCGGGTAGGATATCTTCTAAGCCACGCTCAAGATTGCCGTCGTTGATCTTGCTAAAGCCACGCACGACACGATCCCCGATGCTGAATGCTGGGCCACCGAGCATCTGAGTAACCTGATCTGTAAATGTACCTGCCGCAGTTCCGGCTTTGTTATCACGCACAATCAAGTCTGTGAGGCCGATACGACTTGCGATTGACAAGTTGGTCATGTACTCGATTGGGCCTTTGAACGCAAGCTCACCCAAGTACTTACGTGTCACGGTGTCTAAGTCGTCATCATCGGGATCGGCAAACATGGCGTAAACCATAGATGCTAGACCATACATAGGTATACCTTGGATACCGGCCATCAATGCAGTCA